GGTAACCCAAGGCGTGCTAGTTTTTGTGCACGTATGCGTGGTATGAAGAAGAAACTTACTTCAAAGAAAACTGCTAATGATCCTCAGAGTAGAATTAATAAAGCTTTAAGAGCATGGAATTGTTAATGAGAGATACAAAATCAATAGAAGCATTTTTAAAAGATAATTATAAAAAAATAAAAGAGATGAGTTTATTCAGAGATCTTAAGAAGGAAGTTAATACAGGTGCCAATGGTACCCAAGACTACATAATAAAAAAAGGAATTAATAAAGATACTATAGCAAAGAAATAATTACACGCATAAAAAAAGGGGAGCGTTAACTCCCCCAGTTAGGCAACAACAGGGCTCCTTTAAGGGAGCCTTTTTTTTGGTGCAACTTCTTCAGACCAAAACTTTAAATTTTCTGAATCATTTCCTTAATGTCATCCTCTAGTTTTTTACCCGTAGAGTTAGCATGGTTAATAATTGCTGCACAAAGATTAGCTTGGTACTTAAAATCTTTAAGTGCTTCTCTTATTTTACCCACGGGTTTTCCACCATAGTCAATCACAATTGAATTGTTTTTATTTAAACCTATCTTTAGTTCAAACAATAAACCTGTCTTATGTATTGAATTATTTTTTTCCATTGGTATCACCTGTTTGTTTCTTAACAAAGTCTGCACCAATGCTAGGATCTAGTTGATTTAATCTACTTAACATATTCATAAGCTGTACTACTTCAGCGTAAGGTCTAGTCATTAGGTACCTCATTATATCTTGCAGTTGTATTGAGTCTATTAAATATGTTCTTGATCCTGTCCTTTCATTCTCTTTCATATGTTCCCTCTAAATTGATAATACTTATCTTCAATAAAATCTGCATTAATAAAGTATACATTATCTACCCTACTAAACTCATCTTCTGCATCTCTTATTGTTTGATTTAATGTTCTTCCTTTTTCTATACACTCATACACAAAGGCTTCCACCTCTAGTAGTGCGTTCTTAACTGCCCCCATTTTTAACCTCCTGTACTAATCTATTTAAATACCATTGTGCCTTCTCTAGATCTTCCAATGGCTCCCCCTTAAACTTATACCTTGAAACATATTTCAAGACATTACCCTTTAAGTACCCATGATACTCATCACTAGTGGTACAATCTCTTATAACATCAATGGTTTCTTTCTTACCATACTTATAATGAGCAGGTGAATTAACACTATCATGTGTTCTTTCATTCTCGTATGATATGTCATGACCATGGTCTATTATTTTATCATATACTCTTTTACTTTTTACCATACTTTCTCCTAACAGTATTATACTCAATCATTTCAAGATCATACTCCCCTTTATCTACATTACGTTTAACTACTAAACCACTCCACCACATTTGCTGTGTGTTTTTAGCATAGTCTTCCTTATGATGTAAGTAACATCCTGCAGATAGCCCCATAAGTTTTCTACCCGAAGGTAATGCACACATGGCATAATCGAATGTATGTATATGACCAACAGTAGAGGATACTTTATTTTTTATTAATAAGGCACGAGCGATATTGTCACCACTAATAGGCTTACCCATAACACCAGTAGGGTAGTTATGACAGTAATATATACCATCGACCACAACTGGCTCTTGGTAAGCATGAACTTCCCAACCATATTTTTCAAATTTAAAATCATCTGTACTAATTGTACCTTCCAGTTCGGGGATGTCATTTACTGTTCTATTAATCCTATCTTCGTGATTACCAAGTAACATGATTTTTCTTGGTCGTCTTCCATTAAGACCTTTGTTAAATAATTCCAATGCATCATGTACATGGTCTATATCTTTTTTATATCTTCTTCCTTCAAAAGATTTCTTACCTTTGTCGTAGCTTGATAATGAATCCATACTAGCAAAGTCTCCCATGCATACTATGGTGTCTGGTTTCAGATCATAAGCAAATTTACCTGCCCATAAAAATCTGTCATTGCTTGCCTTTGGAGTGCAGTGAGGGTCTCCTATTACTAAGTGTGTTGCCATATTAGTTTAACTCCTTATCTCTTTTATGTTTTAAGTATTCAATAAAATCAATAACATTATCTTCACTGTCAAATTCTGCTACAGAGTTAATTGTTAAAGTTTTTGTGTTACTCTTTTTGTCATCAGCAAAACCACGAAGCCCATACATGAATGTAGTTTGGGGATCTGAAGTTGCTATCTTAATCATACCTCTTGCAACAGTAGAACATAATTCATATTCCTCTGTTGACATGGAAGCTTTACTGTCAATTACGATACCACAAGTAAAACCTTTTTCCCAAGGTGTAACTAAAACTTTTATTGAATTTGCTTCATCAATCTTTTTTCCTTTTATCATTATTTGTACCAATACCTTTTATAATTTTCACTATTATATTCTACTGCTTTAAATTCTAAACCTCTCTTCATACTTTTTCTTCCAAATTCTTCTGCATCTTTTTCTGTATCAAAAATCATATTAGTAAACATTCTAAATTCTTTGTCTTCTTTCTTTTTAGATACTACAAAATATATCATAGCATATGATAAAGGTAGGAAATAGACCCCTCAATACTATCCCCTACCAAGTTGAAATAACATTCCCTATTCAAAAGTTTCCTTTTTCTTAGGGTTCTTTACTTCAGTATACCAAACCCACTTAGGGTTCTTACCTTGAGACTGCTGTTGTGGTAGCAGTTTCAATTCACTTCCCCAACAAGGAAGTTTGTATGGGCAAAATGTACACGACATGCCCAAAATTTTATTACCTGTCTTCTTAGTTCTGAATGTTTCTTCTACTTCTTCAAAGCATCTTTTAAAAGGTACATTGTTTTTAATAGCTGCAATGTTTTGTTCTGCACTAGCCAATGCTTTAACTCTATACTCGTCATCATCTATAGGAGTTTCACATACTGTCCACTCACCTGTAGATTTATTAATTACTATCCATCCACCAAAAGGCATCTTCTCACTTTCACTATAAAGATATCCTTGAGGTATATATCCAAACGCATCATCCTTTGCAACTTCATCGAATCCACCTTCAAACTTTTTAGTAAATGAGTATGGTGATGCACTTTTAATATCCCACACCTTCTCATTAATCTTAACATCAATCCTGCCTTCAATTTCTGAGTCAGCAAATTTAAGTTTAACTTTTTTCTGTTCATCTTTTATCTCTACTCCTGCTGATTTCATAACAAATATAGCCAATGCTTCAATGAGATCTCCAAAAGTATTTCTCATCTTAACATTATATGGTTGACCTTCACCCTTTACATTTCTTGCTTCCATCTGCAATTGGCATAGTGGTCTACCTATACTTGACATTCTTGGTTTAAATGTTCCTCTTCGTTTCTCTGAAAACTGTTTGCGTAAGGCACTTTTACATGCCTCACCAAACTCTTCAAGTAATTTATCAGATACTTCTACAGGATCTTTATTTGCTTTATCCAGATAGTTCTGAACCTTATGAAGTATGTCGCTCATTATCCAACCAGCACTTCAAGTGGATCTTCAACTGCGTCTATTACTACTTTCATATCTGCATCAGATACTTTGTAGGCAGCTTTCTTAGCTGCTTTATAAAGATCAACTACTTCTGTGTTTTCTTTATTAATAGCTTCTTGAAAGACTGTTAATGTTTCCATATCATCCTTAGACATCTCTAATCCAGCCTCAGAATTAACAGAAATCTCTGGTGTGTAATAAACATTACCACCTTTTTTCTGTCTATTCGTATCTATAGATAGTGTAGTAGTAAACATTAGTTTTTTACGCTTGTTTATTTGTTCCAAAGCAGACCCCACTGGAGAGAATGCTGTACCTGTAACTCTCCATAGCACAGGCATGTTAGAAACAATGTGTTCTTCTCCATTTGCTTTTACTCCATTAAAAGATAACAGACCATAGAGTAATCTATAACATCTTATAGTTCTCTGCTCTGCTAACTGTTCTGGCGTTAAAGATTCCCTATCTTTAAATAGAACCTTACCACATTTTACTCCACCAAGTATATCTACAGCTTCTTCTTTCCAACTCTTAATGATAATGGATCTGTTTACATACTCACTTTTATCTGGATCATAGTGCATGTATTGCATTGCACTTATGAATGGTCTAAATGTAACTGGTTTTCCATATACGTTTTGACCAACACTAGCATCAAATGTAAACAAATTACCTACTGGTAATTTATTACCATCGTCATCTTCTGGTGCCCTGTTGATTCCAAGTCTAGGAATATTTATTCCTTTACTTGAACCATCGTCCTGACCAATAGCTTTCATTATCTGCTCGTTGGTCATCTCACTTATATTTGCTATGTTATTTTCCATAGTCCTCCTTAGTTGATTGATTTACTTATACCACATTTTAGTATGTTTGTCAAGTGTTATTTTTTATAAGGTGGATAAAACACATCACACACAAATAGTAAAATTAACACTATAAAACCCACACCCAGTAACACCTCTAGCATACTCTAGTAACTCCCTCTGTAATCTCACACGTTAAGTTTTCGGTGCGAGCAAACCACATTAAGTAACTTTGTAGTTCTTCATTTTCATTTATATATAACATTGTAGGATCTCCATTATGTTGGGACTTTAAACTTTGTAGCATATCATAAGCTTCTTCTTGCTCATCATTACCGTATTCTTCCCACAACTCTTTGTCTAGTAAGGGTGTATTCATATTGTATCCTTGGTTAGTTATTATTAAAATGGTATCTCGTCATCACTATCTTTATTATACTCTGGTATATCAATAGTTTCTACGAAATATATTGTAGTGTCTTCGCCTTTTGCTTTAGCTATGTCATTAAGTTTATCGGCTATACTTAAAGCCTCATTCCTATTACTCATATCTAACTCAACTGTTATTGAGGGTTTACTATACGTATACCCTACTACTCTTAGTACTATATTAGTCTTAGTCATTAGTTATCTCCTTCATATTTAACCAATCATATCCCATTTTGATCTCTGTGTCAAGTGGAACATTAAAGTTTATTCCATAATACTCTTTCAATGCAGGTATTACGGATGCTGTACCCTGGTCAAATATTTTACTCATTACAGCTTCTTCTCCAGGATAGACATCAGCCACAATAGAATCGTGAACTGTGTTAATAAGTAAAC